ATGGTGAGAAAATCACCGCCTGCGGTATGAGTGATGATGACCTAGATAGATTATGTGACATCATACCAGATATGCTCAACCCGATGATGAGCACGGAGGAGGTCAAGGAGAAACTGCACGTTTCTGATGCTACCTTAAACAGAATGGTTGCTAGAGGTGACATTCCGAACGGCGAGTGCAAAAAGCGAGGACATACGAGGTATTGGAAGAAGTGGGATATTCTGCACTTCATTAAGAGTAAGAGAGGTAAGTGATTGCCTCTCTTTTTTTATTTTGGTACAATATAATAGACAAAAACACACATATTTCCCCGAAAAATATACGCACTTTTTGCCTTAAATTATACATAACAATATATGATGCCACCTTCTATCACCTTAAATCTCTGATAATCAACCACTAAAATAAAGTGTGATAGAGTTATATTTGCTCTCCCCTATTCTTTGTACCTTTGCATCCGTAACGTTACAATAGTGTTAGTTAATATTAAGGATTTCAAAAGATTGTATTATGGAAATGACAGATGCAAAGGTCGTAGAGAAGAAAATCTACGAAGATGGTAAGAAGGAGTATGCCAGCAAGGGTTTGGCAGGAACAGCCCTCGGAATTGGCATCGGTGGCTTGGCTTTAGCTTTGCTTAACGGCAATGGTCGTGGTGTATTCGGTTCTCTCGGTGGCGGCAATATGCCCGAGAACGTGAACATCAACACTTACGGAGCTAACTCAAGCTCAAATCAGCCAACCGCCTTGCAGGTAATGGAGAAGGAATGCGATGATGAGGTAAAGTTGCTTACCTACATGTTCGGTATGAAGCTCGACACCGCTAACAAGTTCTATGCTATGCGTGAGACAGATGTTGCCGAGAAATTCGGTCTTTACAAGTCGCAGGTAGATGCTATCAACGCTGAGAACCGCCGTGCAATGCAGGCTGAGTTCGGTTTGTATAAGTCTCAGATTGATGCAGACTTTGGTCTGTACAAGAATCAGAGAGACCAGTATGACGCACTACAGGCTAAGTATTGCGACCTCGACAAGAAGGTAGCCGTTATGGAAGCCCTCACTCCTTACAAGGAGAAGCTTATGATGGCTTACGTTAACGAGAAGACCTGCAATTGCTTGCGTGGTCAGTTGGTACTCCCATCTACGCCAGTAATTTCGGGCTACGGCAGTTATGGCTGTAACTGCACCGCTCCTTCCACTCCCACTACAGGAGCGTAACAGAGCAAGAAAGTCTGTAAAAAGGACTAAAAAGAAATGAGTTGGTGAGGGGTGTTTACCCTCGTTGGTGGATGCCCTCTCACCTCTCTATAATATATCACCAACTTTAAAGATATTGATTGTTATGATGAATTTTGGAAACAGCCCATTATTGGATATGGGTACAAGTCAGCAGCAGCCGCAAATGATGGATGCTGAGCTACAGAAGATGTATGAGGCAATACAGCAGAAGCGAGCATCTATCAATATGCAAGCGCAGCAGTCTCCAACCCCTTTGTGGGATGAGATAGACAAAATTGAAGACAATCTTACAGGCGCACAACGTCAGTACTTGATGCAAAACCAGGAGTACGTTAATAGCTTGCAATATGTGTCTAAGCTAGTGCAAGACGAGGAATTGCGAATCATACGTCCTCGCATTGAGAGTACTCAGCAAGGACAGGAAGCATTGAAGAAGCACTTATCTTTGATGCAAAGACTAAGAAAAGAAGTAGCGCAAGCAGAAGAACTGAAATCTGCTATGCTCAACGATTATATGACTAACCATAGTGATAAGACTTGGCAAGAATATCTCGTTTGGTACAATAAAACACATAAAGGAGAAACTAAGAAATGAACGTAACAGAATTTAAAGAGAAACTGCTTGAATCGGTGGACGTTTGGGCAGATGCAAGAATAGACGATATGGTTAAGGCTAACCCGATGCTAGCCATACCATCAGTGTATATGAAACGTGCGGCGCATAATATCATATCCAAGAATAAGGATAAATGGGATAAATCGATAGACAACGCTACCCTATTTCTTGCTGATGAGAACGGAAACATAGATACCAACACGATATTTGAAGATATGATGCAGATGCTAAAATCCGTGGAAGATTACAAATTCGATGTAGGTTTTATTCACGGACATATCGACAAAGGAGTTGTGTCTATTGACCTGCCAGATGGAATTGCCACCGCTATTCTCTTTGGAAGCAAGCGAAGCATCAACTTCACAGAGGAGGACTTTGTAGAGTTGAAAGATTTGATAATAGGTTAAAATATATAAGATATGGAAGCAAAAGAGATTATGAGTAAGTTCGATGAGCTGTATGGAATGATGGCTTCATCAACAAACGTAAAGTATATGCACGTATTTGGAGATACGATGCGTTGTATGATGCTGGATATGGCAGCCAAACACCCAGAGTTGGCGCAAGAGTATCTTGATAAGCTTTGCGCTATCAAGTGGACAAACTATCTTACGAAGAAGGAGGCTTCTGAGATTGTAAACAGTATGAATCCATCTGCAACTTGGGATATGCAGACATGGCTCAATGCTATGACTGGTCTCGGACTTGCAACAGAGGAGAAGCCTTACTACAACGATTATGCTTTGTACGTTGCCATGAATCAGGTTGTAAGCGACCACGGATGCACAATTGCAAAGATACTCGGCAAGGAAGATGTTAATGACATTGATACAGAACATCTTATTAAGTATGCCAACCACCTTGCACTCGACTTGTTGAAAGATAAGGATGGCGTGTACGACATCAGAGAGTATTTCTTGAAGTAACACTAAAAACATACGGTTATGAAAAAGGTATTTGATAACATATTGGCAAGCAACGATATACAGTCTATTAAGAATTGTGTTGCAACAATGGCTGATTGTTGCGAAGTTGGAATGAATGACGGTGTAATGCTTGATATGATGAAGCAAATTCAATGTGAGATTGGTGAGTGCCATTTTGATGAAGAAATGGCAGACTTACATCTTTGTCTTATCGGGCAACTTCACACTAAAGACGTTGCCAAGGATTATTGGCATGAGGTCAAGAATGACAATATTACCATAAATGACTGGTGCGTTCTTTGGGGTGAAATGGTTAAAAGGAATGACGAAAAAATCAAAAAATGGTTTCCAAAAATCAACACATACGATTATGAACATAAGATTTTCGATGAGTGCATTTCTTTCTTAAATAACGGAGAATTGCCGTATCATGATTTAAAAGTATAAAGTTTTTCGTTATTCTGAATGAAGTTTCGGTTTTTTTTGCTATATTTGCATCAAGAGACAGAAACTTTATTTTTATTTATTATTCAGGATAACAGATTATGATAGATTTATTAGATTCATCACAGATTCGGCAGATAGTGGTTACAATTTCCTCTGCTATACTTGCCTTTGCAACGCCAACTGAAGGTTTCGTGCTGGCGCTAGTAATTGCTTTCGGCTTCAATATCTTTTGTGGTATGAGGGCTGATGGAGTTAGTGTTGTACGATGCAAAAACTTTTCGGCATCAAAGTTTGTAAACGCCATACTTGAAATCTTGCTCTATCTTACCATTGACTATGTGATATATGGTATCATGATAGGTTGTAATGACGGAAATGAGGCTTTGTTTGTAATAAAAATGCTTACATACATTTTCTGCTATGTGTATCTATGCAACGCGTTCAAAAACCTCATCAAGGCATACCCTAAGAATGTAGCATTCAGAGTTATTTACTACATTTTGAGATTCGAGTTTGCAAAGGCATTGCCTAGTTATTGGAAACCGATATTGGAGAGATTGAATCAGGAGTTTGATAAAAAAGAGGAGGAAAACAAAAATGGAAGTACTAATTGATAGAGCTTGGAAAAAGGATGGCTATACTATTAGCCGTCTGTACGTGAATGGAAATTTGTTCGGATGCAATACTCTTGAAGATGCTGATAGAGGATTGCGCAAAGATATGCAGCTTGAAGAAATCAAGAAGAAAAAGGTGTACGGGCAGACTGCAATACCAATCGGCAGTTATGAATGCGTATATACCTACTCTAACAGATTCAAGAAAATGCTTCCATTATTGAAGGATGTGCCAGGGTTCGATGGTATCCGTATTCATTCCGGTAACTCTGCAAAAGACACAGAGGGGTGTATCCTTATCGGTAAAAACGATAAGAAAGGATGGGTTAGCGATTCTCGATTATGGACTAGCAAGCTCATTCAGACTATGAAGACAGCTTGGGATAAAAAGGAAAAAGTAACGATTGTAATTCAGTAGCTTATGAAACTGATTGATAAGATAACAAGGGTTGTAATTGCCATTGCAGTAGCAATGCTGATTCTATCAATGTTCTGTAGATGTAAGACGAAAGAACGTGTGATAGAAAAACAGACATACATCACTGATAAACGTAACGAGGCTAAGTGGGATTCACTCTTCAATGCAAGGCTTGTAAAGGAGCTGGAATCATACAGAGCATCGCACAAGGAATCCATGAAGTCAACTACGAAAGAGAAGACACATATCAAGGATAGTACAGCTTCGAAGTATGACGCGAACGGCAACAAGGTTGGTGAGGATAAATTTCACTACGAATATCACGAAATATCGCAAGAGGACGTACAGATACTAAGAGACAGTATTTCGAGCCTCAAGGAATACAAGGATAGTACGGCGATATATCATAACAAGTGTGACTCCTTAATCTCAACGATAAGCGAAATATCGAAAGATAAAGTATATGTAGAGAAGCAACTATCAAAGACAGATAAAGCTTTCTTGAATATAGGTAAGATAGCGTCAGTTTGTCTTTTTATAGGTATTCTTGCATTTTTAGGTTGGATATACTGGAAGCTAAAACTACACAAACGTTCTTAGTTTTTTTCTAATGTTTTTGTTTTGTTATTAGTTGATTTATAAACAAAAAAAGGGGTGACCGTCCGTGATGGATAGTCACCCCTAAACATATAGATAATGCACAGAAGTTATTCGTCAGCCAGAATAAAAGAGATTCCATACTTTTCAGTATAGTAATTCTCGTTTTTCACACGTATTGTTTGCGAATCGTAATATAATACAGTTTTGTCAACAGTTTCATAGAAATAACCATACTTTTGCCTAAGATGATACATTGCATTTTGTATGCGCTTTGGAGTGATACGAACTTTATATTTTGTATTTTGTTCTAGACCACTTCTTACACGCCACGATTCCATCTTTCTTGTATGAGTAATCTTCTTGCTCAATTTAGAATAGTCGTATGATTTTCTACCAGAAGACCTTCGTTGTCTTACGTATTCATCTATTCTTTTCTGTGTTTCTTCGGTGTGCCTAAGATGATTCTTTGCAGCACACCGAATTATAGTAGTCTTGGCAAATCCTGTAATCTCTGCTATTTCCCTTGAAGACATCGTTGGATATAACTCAATTACTTTCTCTGTAAGACCTTTTACTTTAGAGTACCATACCATTCTTATCAGAAGAGCCATAGCCGTTATCGCCACGCTCTGTTTTGTTTAATTCATCCGTCTCTATAAACATGATGTTGTCACTTGTTTCTAAGTGAAATTGCACGATTTTATCACCAACCTTGTATCGCGGCATATTTGGCATAACGTGATAGAAGACAGCAGAAATCTCGCCAACAAAACCATCATCAATGGTTGCTTCTGAGTTACTGAGAACCATGCCAGTCTTCCATACAGAAGAGCGAGGACGGAGCGTGAAGCATCTTGAAATGTCAGCAGGCTTGTTTCGGTTTTCAATCTGTAGCGCAAATCCGAGACCGTATTTCCATACGTTAGGCGCAACCTCTTCTTCTGATACGGCATAGCAGTCATAGCAGAAATCATCATCGTGCGCCTTAGTTGGCATAATAGCGTTCTCGTTGGTCTTTTTGAATAACACAGGCACACCAACAACCTCGGTGAATCTATCAAACTCAACACCATCAACGTTCACCTTTCCGTAGAACATATCGGCAGGGCGAGTCCAAACCTTGCACTCTCCATAGAGAGCCTGATAAACAACTTCCTTCTCCTGAGTCTCACTATTTGTAACCTCAGTGATAAATCTGTAATAACCTCCTTTGAAATGTCTAAAAATCTTTTCCATTTTAATATTTAAAGTTTAAAATTTATGTTTCTTGCAAACCTTATCACAAGATGTTTCGCAATCTTTTTTGTAGCACCATCCATTGCCTAAGATGTCTTCGCGTCCCATCCAAAGACAGTTGCCACAACATTTTTCTTCTTTTTCCATATTACTGATGTTTTATTACTTCCAAATACTTCAACTTTGCGAATCGGTATGAGTGATATATGTCACAAAGATTTTTCACTTTTGAAGTGAAGCACAGAATGCAGCCTGTATAATCATCAAATCCTAAGATAATATACTTTTTCTCTACATAACCTGCTACGTATGCCCCGATGTCCTTACCTTTATAAAGAACTCGCTCACCCATATGAGCATTGAAAAATTCTTCGTTTGTCATACGCTACTTGAATTTAATGATAAAAAACTCAGTATCAAGCCACTTGTCGGGGCACATTCTCTTCTTTGGCTTACCGATGGTGATACTCTCAATCTCCTTCTCTATTCGTGGGCTATCCTTGCGGTAGCCATTGATGAAGAGGACGTGAGTATAAGGAATAGCCCTGTAATATGGACTATTGATGCAATAGTTAGCCATTTTCGGGCTAATGCTATCCCAGTTTTTAACGCAATGAGGTGGTATCTTCTCGTTGGTACAAGTATCTTCATTCCATAATAGGAAAAGGCGTTTTACCCAATATCCCTTAATCTCCCGATACTCTTCTGTCTTTTTACCAGCAGCAATCATGTCGAACCATTGATTGCTGACGGTGAGGGTCAATACTTTCTTTTCCATACGCTACAAATTTTCTTTTTCAAATTCACTCTTTGGAACACGATAACAAACTTCTGCACCATAGGAACGTTCTACGCCTTTTAAGGGCATTTCCTTTTCTAAAATATCATGTACCTTCGTGCCTTTTCTAACACTAATAGATATATAATCATATCCATAATTTGCTAGTAATGGCGAGTTGTTTGCCATATACACCTTGCCATTTTTACCAAGATTACTATGATTTCTTGCAGGCTGGTAGTACAACCCGCTAGCCTTATGCTTGATTCTGTAAGGTTTTGCCATAACTACTTACTTTTAAGTTCTTCAATTCTTTTATCACAATTCTTTATCATTCGTCTGAAGAAATTTTTTCTCTTCTCCATGACGAAGATTCGGTCGTACTTACCAACATAATAATCTCCTGACAAGAGGTCATTAATGTATATTCGTACTACTTCTTGCGACCAGTTATCTATAAATAGATAATAGGTTTCACGATTAGGGTGTACCATAAGGTACTCGTAGAAGTGGAAATTATCATTTTTAATAAATGTCACTCCGCAACCTTTTGTTAACTGACTTATGTCTTTTAATACTTCCATATCTATTTCTCCTTTGCTTTAACATTATACACTCCGTTTATAACTTCTACATCGTAGCAATCGGGGCAATAATGCTTACCATCTATCATTTCCCAGTCTGAGTAGTCTCCAATATCAGTACTCTTGTCGCAGAATAACGCGGAGCAAGTATCTGTACCGCCAAATACTTTTCCGCATCTATCGCAAACAATCTGATACATCGTAATCGATCTATACATAAGCTATTCTTCGTTACATAAAGTTTCTACAACCTTTGTTCTTGTGGTTTTTGTTGCAGGGTCATATTCGTCATGAAAAGCCTTTGCCACACCTTTTTTATTGGTAAAATAAACAACTCTACCACCATCATAGAAACGATATACGGTTATACCATCCACAACAAATAGCTTCTCTACCTTAATTTCATTAATAGAGTCTGATGTTGGAACATTAACTCCTTTGTTCTCGTTGCAAGAAACGAGCAGGAATATTATAACCGATACAAATAATAATATAATCTTCTTCATACGCTATTTTTTTCTATCGAATTTATTACCAATAACAACCATATATTCAGAAGAGTAGTGAAATAAGAAATCTTGCCCAAAACAGAAAGCAGCAGCTTTACTATCCCAATTAATATCGCCTATTCTCTCGGCATTGTTATCTTTGTATGTAACTATATCCCCTTCATAGATAGGTGTTCCATTCTTATCTTTCAATCCTGTAAACTGGCAGACGGTAGAAGGGTCAACTTTTGGGCATAGAATGTGCCCGTTTTCTCCCTTACCGATAAAAATATAAGTACCGTCAGCCTTATGCAACAAGTCTCCATATACCCATTCATTGTTATAGATACTCTTTGCCTTGAATTTGATAATACGCTGTTCCATATTTATTTAATCATTATTGAATATCTGAGCTACTAACCATCCCAAACCAGCACACATTAATGAATATACTGAAATAAATTCCTTATGAGATGGATATAACCCTAAAGACTTAAAAGCAGCAAGCAATATAATGCATAAAGCTGATATTGCTAATATGCCGCATATTAAATTATATATCTTCATTTTCTTGTTAATTTATTTTAACTCGATTGGTTCGTCGCTCCAAGATAGTTCTCTTCCAATGAGCTTCTTGATTGAGCCTTTGGGAATACGAAAACCAGAATATGGTTGTGCTACATCCCAAGTGTCACCCAATGTACGGAAAGGTTTTACTTCAAATATATATTCGTAACCTCCTTTGCTTACTGCTAAATATGCCATACTTACTCCTTATTTTCTTCTTTATCTTTATACTCCCAATATCTACGATAATATTCTTCCGTGAACCACCCTATTAGATATGCCCATGGTTCAGCTTCTGTATCTATATTTACTCCTTTGTCAAGAAGTATTCTATTGCAAACATGAAATATCTCATGTGAAACAAAATTATCAGACTTGCCATTTTTAAGGAATATAACATAGTCCCCAGAGTCGCAAGTCATGGTAGAACCTCTAACATTCTTCTTAGATAAATCTTTTTTGAGAATTTTATATTCCTCATAAGTAAGATTATCTTTATTGTGCTTATAAAAGTTCTTTAGTTCGTCTGTACTAATTTCTACTAATATAGTAACAGAAGTATTATATATTGGAATATCTATTTTTGTAATCATACTTACCCCTCCAATTTTTCAATAGGTTTCCAATGGGTGATATGACTTGCAGGTGAGCAAAGAAATCCATTCTTATCTATGTTCCAACCTTTACCTTTTGCTCGGCTTGTTCTTATTACAATATCAGGAGCATCCTTACTTGTCACAAACACACTTTCGTCATAAGGTGGCAACCCATCCTCAACAGATACCCAGTCTGACTTGGAGAGCTCTCTATCTGCTTCGATAAGAGCATCAATAGCGTTCACAGGGTCTTTCTCCGTTATGATACAATCAATAGCCTTCTTTATATATTCTTTAACTTTCTTCTTATCCATACTTCTATATTGTTTCTTGTTTGCCATATTATATATGTTTAAAGTGAGAAGCAAGCACAGATAAAATAAAGTGCTTAATTTTAAAATTACCTAAAGAATTGCTTGCTTCTCGAATATTATTACTATCTTTGTACCGCTTAATTTTAAAAATTACATTTATATGAAAAATTTAATTACTTTGAAGTCGTATGATAATTCATACACCCGTGCAATTAACCCAGACCACATTGTCTCTTTCTTTGAGGTGGATGGTGATAGCTGTATCAAGTTATCTAATGGTGAGACTTTCACCACCAAGATGCAGTTCTATGACCTTGTGGAATTGATTAATAAAAGCTATGAGTAAAGATACTCATTAAGGCACTTGTCTCTATTTTCTGGGCAGTTTTTAATTACCCACATTCTATCTCTCCACTCTTTAAGGTGTGAGTTATAGACCCATTCAAATCGTGCTATGTTTGTGCTAATAGGAGCATTGATATACAATTTCTTCTTTAACCACTTACGTAGCACCTTTTTATTAACTTTTCTGTAATCATATTCTTCTTTCTTTTTACCCTCTCCCTGTTGCCAAGGAGAGGGCTATTAGTTACTCTGTTACTTCAATGTACTTAACGGGATTGTTCGGGTCTGCACAACATGCGTGCTGAATACACTC